AATCCCGTTAAAGTGACTAATGGCGGGCTTGATATCAATATTCAAGATCAGCATACTAAATCCTTTGATATTTATTTTTCTCAACTAGAGGGTTCTCCAACTACATTGACCACTGATGCGGTTATCGATGCATGGAGTATATCAGCGACTACGGGCCACGGACTAGTAGTCGGCTCGCAGATAGTCTTGTTTGACACTGTCTCCTCTAGGCTTTACATCGGCAACGTTTTGGTGGCGGGAGCCAACATTCTTGATCTGGATACCCCTTTAAATTTTAGTTATCCGTCGGCGTCCAGTGTTTTACAGGGATCGACAAAAGAGCTTAATGTGAATGGAGCCGTCACGAGACAGACATTCTCTATTCAGCCGCCTGTTGATTTGGAAATAGATGTAACTAGGGTAATGTTTAAAATGATTACCACAGGCTTTCCAGAATTAGATATGTTTGGAGATATCGCCGGGGGCATAACCAGGGGCATTGTTCTTAGGGTTGTTAATGGAGAAAATATAAATCTTTTCAACGTAAAGACAAACGGCGAACTGGTAAATCTTATGTACGATGTACAGTTCTACGAAGCTGCAAAGCATGGAGTTAATGGACTAGGCGGCAGGCTAACGTATGCCGGACGGTCTAAGCACGGCGTAACCTTAAGACTAGGCCAGGGCGATTCGTTAGAAGTAATTATACAAGACGATTTAACCTCGCTCGCGTCATTTAGAATGATAGCGAGTGGGCATGTAGTGGAGTAAAAATGAAGAGATTTATATTTTCAGATAACAGCACTTTAATTGATTACTCGACAGAGCTTGAGGATTATCACGCCGGGTCGGCGGTTATTGATTACACGGCCACAGAGGACGCCATTTATATTGGGTCGGAATTGCCTTTTAATTCTTTGTTTTTCAATGCAACAGCGGTAAATGCCGAGACTGCGTCGGTAGTAGTTCAGTATTGGAACGGAACAGAATGGAAGACTATGGTTGATATTCTAGACGAAACAAAAGCCAGCGGGGCCACACTTGCACAGGCCGGGCATATGACATGGACGACCGATAAAAACGAGGGGTGGGCCAAGGAAGACACTGTTAATTCAAACGGAGATGAGGCAATCACCGGACTCGGGGATATAACTATTTATGACCTCTACTGGGTGAAAATAACATTCTCGGCAACACTTACCAATACGACAGAACTGGGCTGGATCGGGCCTAAGTTTTGCGAAGATGCAGACTTGACCGGTGAATTTACTCTTTTTGGGAAATCTAAATTCATGGCCAATTACGGGTCAGGGGTTAGCGACTGGCAAAGTCAAATCGTTATGGCGTCAAGAATCATGGTTACTGATATTATTAAAAAGAATGTAATTCAGAATGGCGACCAGCTTTTAGAGCGTCGAAAACTAATGGACGCTTGTGTGGCAAAAACAGCACAACTTATTTTTAAAAACCTCGGGGATGACTACGAGGATGACAAAAACAACGCTCGGACTGAATACCATTCCAGGCTATCTCTGAAAAACTTCTCTGCAGATAAAAACGCAAATGCAAGAAAGGATGAATCAGAAAAAGGAGTACAGGTCGGTGGCCTCTATAGATGAACTTTACGACGCTTTAAGGGCGGCGGTTCCAACTTACTCCAGGTTTGTCGCAAATGGCGAAATGGGAAACCCTTACTCGTTAGAAGACAATGAGACTTTACCCGATAGCGCATGGGGTATAATTATTGAGTCGGGAACTAGGGCCGTAAAGGATGACCGGGTTATTAATCACTCCGTCACAACCACGAGAGATATTAGTGTAATCGTTGCTAGAAATGTTTATGAAATAAGCGATAGTGACGGACAAATAAACGAAGAGGCAAAAGAATTGCTTTTAGATGCACAACAAATAAGAGATAATTTTTTAAACCTTGCTAAGTTTGGGGTCTTAAAAACTGGCGAGGAAATTACCTATAATGGAGACAACGGGGTAGATTTTCTCCAGGCGGGTAAGTTTAAAGGTATCTTTACTAAGGTAGATTTTACCTTTGAACTGATAGAAACAATTAACTAGGAGAACAAAATGGCCTTGCCACAACCAAGATCAATTTTTGGAGTTCATAGTGTAACCCCGTATAATGTCAATACAGGGGAATTTTATGGAACTGCAAAAGTTTTGTCCTCATCTTCATTAAGCCTTGCGGGCGAGCTAATTCCGTTAAATGCCGGATCGAGCAAGTACCCCTGGGCCATTGAGGATGGACTAATTACAGCGGAGCTCTCGCTTTCATTTGCTCAGTATGACGATTTTTTAATTGAGCTTATGCTAGGAAAAAAGCCAACCGCAAATGCAGCCGAAGCGGCTGGAAGCGTAACGACACTAACGGATAAAAGCGGAGTGGTCGTTGATGCCACCACTGGTATCGCTTCTATTGGTGTTAAATCAGGATCCGATGCCGATCTCAAGTTTACAAAATATGTAACTAAGATAATTTCGGGAACAACCGTAGACGTTTACGCCGCATCCGACGCCGACTTTGCAAGAGGGACGGACGGAGCTTTCGAAAATGGCTTGCTGAAAATTACAGCGTCGCCACTGACTATCCCCGATTCTGGCGCGACAGTAGAGATTCCAGGCTATGGCCTCGAATTTACTGGCGGATCTGGAATCGTTAACCTTGAAACTGCGGGCGCCATTGGCGATACTGCGACTTTCGAGGTAAGACCTCCGAATAGTGCATCCATGGATGTAGTGATTGGAGCATCAACCGACGTATTCCCAGAGTGGGGCGCCATTATCATGGCTCAACAACGTGGATCTGCAGAAATGTTTGAAATCGACCTCTATCGAGTTAAGGCCGCTGGCCTACCTATCGGATTTACCACCAATGAGTGGTCAAACGCCGAAGTAACAGCCCAGGCTTTCTATGACTCAACTAGAAACGGCGTCTTTTCAATGAGACACGTTAGTCCAGTATAGATTGATTTTAAGATTACAGGATTACAGGGGTGGCTTTTGCCGCCCCTTTCTTATTTTGCGCTTAGATTCCACTAAATCGTCCTCGGATAACATCTTTCTTTCGCAATTAAACGCAGCGTAGGCCATAAATAGACTTATATTTCCCTGGGCATATATCTTGGCAAGGCCCTTGATAAAGTTCTTCTCGTAGGGGCTAACTCTTAGCTCGATCTTCTCTGTTAATTTCTTCTTTTCTCTCTTCATGGTTTACTTTTTTTGTCATGACTAATAATATCTATAATTATACTAACAACTATGGGAGAATAACACTATGAACTTAGGCGAATTAAACCCAAAAGGATCGACATTCAAATTAAAGTCTTCAAAAAAGGCGTTTACCCTTAGACCGGTGTCTCTCCTGGACGAGGACTGGCTAGACAAGACGTATGGATCCGAAAAAGTAGCGGAGATATTCGCGGTTGTAGATATAACAGAGATTGCCAGGATAGCTTTTCAACTCATGAAACCCGAGGATAGACTCTTTTTTAAGACTCAAGAGGTTATCACCCTAAACGAGGACGGAAGCGAAGAGGGTTTAACTCTTGGCGGTCTTGAGCTCTTTAAAAGGATGATAGTTGGAAATGAGGATAAGGTGGCAATCTTAAACTCATTATTAGACACAATCGGAGCGTCGAGGCCAATCATTGAGCCTGGTAAAAAAAAAGCGAAAAAGAGCCGGAGGCTCCGAAGTGGGATGAGATTTTTGATTTGCTTTCTAGTGAGTATGGTTGGGAAACTGAATATATTTGGACGAGGACGTACAGGGAAATAGATTGGAGACTGTCCGCAATAGTGCAGAGAAAGAATATGGATGTAAAATTTGAAGCCTCAATACATGGATGCGAAATAAAAACGACAGAGAAAAAAGACATTAAACCCCTGGAAGTAACAGAAAAACAAGAGGACGCCATGCAAGCGGCGATAAGCCGGGCCAAGGAAAGAAAGGCAAAAGAATATGGCAGATGATAAGATAATTATTGAATTTGACGGGGACATAAAAAAGCTCAAGGCCAAACTTGGATCGTCTGAAAAGCAAGTTAGTAAATTAAAAAAAGCAAGTGCTGGACTCGGTACCGTTATATCGAAAAGCGCCGGGGTTGCCGCCGTTGCGTTTGGTGGGGTTACTGCCGCACTAATTGGCGCTGTAAATGAAGCTAAAAAAATAGAATCAATAACAACTCAATTTGAGGTATTAACAGGTAGTGCGAAAAAAGCGGTCGAAATAGTTGGACAATTGCAAGAGTTCGCGGCGACTACCCCCTTTCAGTTTGAGGGAATAGCTAAAGCCTCGCAGCAATTACTCGGGTTTGGATTTGCCGCCGAAGAGATTGTCCCGAAATTACAGCAAATCGGAGACGTGGCCAGTGCTATTGGAAAGCCAATCGACGAGGTGGGGTTCATCTTTGGCCAGGTGGCCGCGATGGGCAAATTATCTGGCGAGCGCTTGCTGCAATTCCAGGAAAGGGCCATACCAATTGGGCCCGCGATTGCTAAAACGATGGGGATTGCTGAGTCGGCAGTTAAAGACATGGTTAGTGCCGGAAAAGTTGATTTCGAGACGTTCGAGAAAGCGTTTGCATCATTATCAGAGAAGGGAAGTTTTGCTTTTGGCGGAATGATTAAGCAATCCAAAACACTTGGCGGACTTCTTTCAACCGTAAGTGATAATTTATCTCTCGTCGCTGCGGATATTGGAAAAGAACTACTCCCGGCCGCCAAAGCTATTGCCGGATCTTTCTTGTCCTTCCTTCAAAACCTCCAAAAAACCGATAACTTTATAAAAACGGCGGTTGTTTTTTGGGGCGAGGAGATTACTAAGGCGTTAAGCTTTGACGCCGAAGAGGCTACGACGGAGCTCGCTGAGATAC